GCCCTAGTATCGATATTCTTGGATTCTATCCAACACCTTATTGAGATATTTATGTGCTAAATCTTTTTCTTTCTGCCAGACTGCTTTAGATTCTGTATCGACTTCATGCTTGAGCTTAAGAACATGACATATCAGTTCATCCTTGTTCAATTGATTCTTCGGCATATCATAAAAAAAGACTCTACTCAGTATATAGAGTAAAGTCTTTTTTGTCTATTATTGAATTGGGTTTTGTTTTGGTATCAACATACCACTATCAAAATGGTCATCATCATCATCAATATTTTCCGTGAGTACTGAATGAATTATAAAAGCACCCAACAAAAAGGTTGCTAATAACATCATTTTACCAAATTCCAGGGATCAGGTCGCCAGTTAGGGCATATGATCCCATTGCGGCAATAATACCAATCATTGCTGCCCAACCATTAATACGTTCTGCTCTTTCGTTCATTGTTTTTGTTCCTGTGTTTTATTGTAAATAATGACTCTACCATTTTCATGAGTGAATACTAATGTATCGTCATGTGCCCAGCAGAGTTCTTCGTATAGGGCATTTAATCTCTCCATATCATCATAGAGTTGATTTGGATTAAACATTCTTTACTGATTCATATGGATGTTGAGGTTTGTGCTCTCTATCCATGGGTTTAGAAGGATCAAAGGGATCTCTTGTGAGATTTTTAATAACAATGAATGCTTCTTTGTTATACTTACGAGTACCGATAGGTGATTGCCATTTTTTGTTATAGACTTCACCAACATCGATACCAGAGACTTGAGTTCCTGCCATTTCAACTACGATGTTATCACCTTCTTCCCACCCATATTTTTGGGCAAGAGAAGAAACTTGTTCATAAACAGATGGAGCATCCATTACTCGATCTTCTGGTTCAAGACTTCCGTGCATCAGTAGAGTTTCTCTTCTTGTTCAGTTTCAATTATAACATCAGAAGTTGGATATGCAACACAAGTGAGCACAAACCCTTCTTCAATTTGATCGTCATCCAAGAATGATTGATCACTTTGATCTACTGTACCCGATACAATCTTACCTGCACAAGATGAACAGGCACCTGCACGGCAAGAGTAGTTTATGTCAGCACCACCCTCCTCGGCAGCATCAAGAAGATATTGATCATCTTGACATATGACAGTTGTTTCTGCGCCATCAGAATTACGGAAAGTAACGTTAAAGTCCATTAGTAAGTTTCAGATAATTTTTCGATGGAATATGCCAACAATACGAAGAAGGCAATACTAGTCATTGTAAACAAGATTTGATGCATTGTCAAGTACTCAAAAACCGAAAAGTCCGAAAAAGAACACACTACCAGTCGTAGCATAAGAGACCAAAGCAGCAGCAAATCCAATCATTGCTGTGCGTCCATTGAGTTTCTCTGCACGTTCTGCATATGTCTCAAGACCATACTTCTCAGTATAGGATGGATCAACGTACATGCGGGGTTCGGTGGCCCACATGTTTGTGCGTCCACCGTCTTCAGTTGTTACAGTCATTTGAGTTTTGTGAAGAAACATTACAGTATTATATAGGAAAAATAAAGAGGGGTCAAGCCCCTCTCTGTGTTATTCACCACTTTTTTGTATAATGTATGCTCTACCTTGCTCATCGAATCCGTCAATATCAATATAAACTGATTGACCCGAAAAATTATCTACCGGTGCAATTAACAAATAAGGACCAGGAACTCTATCAGTTCTTACATCATAAGTTCTAAAGTTAGTAAGATGAAAATGAATCGTAACTACTTTCTTGCCAGGATTACGACAAGTATGTCCAAGTTCTCTCATATGATATATAATCTTATTATCACAACCAGGTTTACCCATCGTATAATTCATAGCATTACATGTTGGTATTGGAGTTTTAAAAATCCAAGAGTCTTGTGATGCTGAATTATCAAATGGTTCAACCTCCCAGTTCTTACCATCTGTAGTAGATATTTCCCATCGACTCAATGCATAAAATTGTTTTTCCATATTAAGACTCTTGAAGAATCGAAGAGTATCATCAAAAATAATATCTGCATTTGCAACTACACAAATTTGTTCTTTAAGATTTTCATTACAAAAATCAAAAAGATCTTTATATGATGGTCTTTCTTTTCTTACTATTCTATGAATTTTAGGAGAATCAAAATTAAGTTCAGCATCATCTTCCACAAAAATATAAACCTTATCAATATATTCATTGGCAAGATTTTGATGGAGACAGTAAAGATACTCTCCATTTCTCATATGATTACGAGAGTTAAAATATTCAATAATTAAATTCATAATTTTTCAAGAAAGTTTTTATGTACAAATAAGTAATTTGAATACTCTTGGTGTATACACTTATAATTATTAGTTTCAAACAGGTTGTTCATCTTCTTAATTCTATTCATACTTGTATTATTAGGATTATGATGCTCATCATATTCAACACATATTTGATCTATAAAAATATTATTATCAAATAAATCTTCCAATACTTCTAAAACAGCAGCTTCAATATCTAATTTTATAATAGATGGAAAAGTTTCTAATTTTTTAATTTCATTAGATAGTTTTATTGTGTCAACTTCAATGTAATTACTATCATTCATATCATAATCTCTTTGATAATTCAAAATACTATGACTAACATGATTTGAATTAAATGGTGCAAAAAACTTTACTTTTGTTTCTTCATTCCAAAGAGCATATTTCTTATAAAGAAAATTTGTTTCAGATAGATTAGAAAGATCATATACTTCTACAGGTTGATCTCCCCCAGAAACATAATCAATAGTAGATTCTTTGCCAAAATTCTCACTAACAGTTTTAAAATGTTTAATAGATCTTGGAGTAGGATCATAAAGAACTACAGTTGCATCATACTCAGAAGCAAAATCCACATCAAATGAAATATCTTCACCGACCCCTCCACCAATGATTAAACAATTTTGAAGATTATCATGTGGAATAAAACACCAATGTCCATATTCACTACCAAAACACTTTAATTGTATACTACTCAAATCAACCACAATCCTTCCTCCTTAAACTTACTAATTTTGGTTTTTACTCCAACCATCCAATTATTATGAACGATCATAGCATTTTCTTTTCTATCTTGCTGATAATAAACATTGCCATTAGGAAACAAATCTTCCGATAAAAGAGCAATGTGTTCATGATATTTAGAAAGACCAATACGATTCATAATCAATTGATCATCATCACTTTCATCAGCACCACACTCTTCAATCAATTGACGACACTCAGGAGTCTCATTAAATACCATAAATCCAGTACAGATTGTAGACCCAGGAGTATCAGTTTGAAATAGTACTTCATCATGACCTGTAAGAATTTCTACAGGATTTTCTTTGAATACAATATCAGTATCAACCCACATAAGATTGGGATGTTCTTTATGAACCTGACTAATAATTTTCCATTTATGTCTAACTACATTCCTAAATCCACTATTACTATTAAATGTCCAATCCTGATATTCTTTTAGATCACTATTCATATAAAGGAAAGCACCTTTATATCCCTCAAGAATAAAAGACTTATAAACATCTTTATCCATACATGCAATAATAAAGTCATCCATATTAATGCCCACGTTCTCAGCGGACTTCAACATATTCAAACAAATATCATGGCACCCAGAATTCAAAAAAGTTAAAAATTTCATGTATACATTTCAATAAGTTTTTCAGTTAGTTTGAAAGAACCATCCGTTGAAGCATTTCTATTATACCATGCTCTACATTCTTTGTGCATTTCCTGCCATTCAGATTTAGTAATTACAGAAATTTTATCTCGAATCTCTTCTGGACTTTCTACACTTATGTAGTGAACATTTTCTACCCATGGTTCATGGTATTTTTTAACATCACAACCAGGAGCAACAATAGGAACCGTACCTACACCCATAAGTTCAATGTCTCTATTACACTTTGGACCATAACCAGGAAGAGTAAGACCAAATTTTGCCTGAGATAATCTTTCTAAGTATTGTTCTTTAGTATATTTGTATGAACCCGGAGAACCTTGGCTCATATAAAAGTCTTCTATACCAGTACTCCAATCATAATTATTTCTACCTACTGCTTGAATTTGATTTTCAACCTTTCCCATAAAAATTGAAGTGATGCTTCTATCATTATAAGAAGGTAAATCAGATTTGGCAATTTTATCTAATCGTCTAGGACTTCTAGCAAAAAATGTCCAGGGAATACATTGTGGATGATCCGGAACTACATTACCAAATAAACCTATTTTGAATGGAGGAACTTGTTTCCAAGGTTCATCAACTCTTGGCCAATGCCAAAGCAAAAATGTTTTCTCATCATTTACCCAATGAACATGTCCATCTACAGATTCTGTTTCAACATATCCCCTTTCCTCCCACATATCCAACATCTCTAAAAAAGAGTCGTGATGTTGAGGAATATCACATCTATAAATTTTTATCATTTTCTAAATTTTTATAAAAGAACCAGAGTCTTCAAAAGTTAAATTATTAATCCTTTTAAGAAGTTGATCTACAGCATCAAAAGGACTGCGAAGCATATTACAACAAAAAAGGAGAGTTTATGCAACTCTCCCCATAAGGTCTTGCCATGCACGCCACTTACTCTTTGACCAGAAGCAAGAAACTGGACGGTAGTAACCCACCCGCACCAACGGCATTTGAGAGATGCCGTAAACTCATAAGAGGGTCATAATGACTCCACCAGGGTTTTTAAAGTCTTTCCATGACTATAATCAAACAACCTCAACAGAAATTTTTAGATCAGAATACAAACAGTCCATCATGATTTCGTAATCATCAAGTGGATCACCAGAAAAAATTACTCCATTAGATTCATAATATTTACGAACCTTCTTGAATAATTTTGGACTTTTTACATCTAAGAAAATTTCACCTTTTGCGGCATTACGAAGAGTATCTAAATCTTTGGTTTTGAATTTTTCAGTCAGTGCCATTGTCCGTTTTGATTACCTGTGTATTATACAGTATAGTGATTATGTAGTCAAGTAAAAGTAGGTTCCTATCGCCGCTGCTCCTGAACCTACCAAAGGTGAACACCGCAGTTGATTTCTCAACTCATATATTATACTACCTCTGGTGCCCTCTGTCAAATGGTGCCCAGTGCTGCCAGTTATATTTGTGGACTGCCCACATTCCTATAATAGGAACAAAGACAAGACACCATGCCAAAAATCCACAACCCCATGGATTGTTTAATACTGTTCCACAAAACCTAGCAAACTGTAACATTACTCTTGTAAAATTGAAAGGATAAAAAGAAATAAACCGATTAAAGAATAAAATACTATGAAGGCAATGACCATGTTTTCCATAGTTCTAAAAAGTAACGATCAACTTGATATAAATCTCCACGGGGTGGTTGCTGTTCAATTTGAGACCATTCATTACATAATTCTCTCATATCTGGTGTTATACCATGAGGTAAAAACATTCTACCAAATGAAGACATGGCAAACGCATACCTCATCTTAATGCGCTGTTCCATTTCCGTCATATTTGTCACTTTCATAGTAGATATTTTCACCTTTTCTGTGCCTGAAATAGATGGTGGCACATAGAAAGGGTATTGTTCCCCAGAGTAAGACATCTGCTAAAGTCATATTATATTTCCTGGTGATAGTGATTGGAAAATTTTAGAACAAGCATCAATAGCAACATGTGCTCCATATACCCCAGAGAAAATATATAAAATACCTAACTTAGAACAGTACAGTTCCAGTTCCTGACATGTTCTTATATCTGTGGTACTGAAATCAATAATAATATCACCCTCCTCAAGTAATGGTAGTAACTCATCAAGTGTGTCTTCTACCTTTTGCTCTGGAAGAGTAATTTGAAAGATACCAGGAATTTTTCCGGCACTAGTGTATCTAAGACCATCAGATTTAACTGCTCGAACAAGATACTCTAAAGAAGTTACACATCCACTAATGTATCCTGCTTCATATTGTCCACAGGCATTCTCATAGTTAGTGCTACTATAACCCCAAACTTCAATTCCCTTCTCAATCATACGACGGGACATACCTTCACCAGTACGACCCAAACCAATCATTCCAACTTTCATAAAATTCTCCTACATTTTAATTTATAACTATGGTAATAGTGGTGGAATAACTCCAATCAATCTGAGAAGGCCCTCAGCAAATAAAGATAAGACAACCCACCCAACACACATGCTGATAATACCTGCGTTTCTATTGTGTCTCCGAATAGCATTGTTAATTATCTCCTGACACTCTTTTTGAGTGACATAATGTTCTGATTTTATTTCATCTATTAGATGTTCCATTATCTTGTTTAATCATTTTATCAATAGGATCTGGTGCTCCACCAACTATAGCACATGCTCTCTGATAAAAGAAATTATTGGTATTTCCAGATGACTCAAAAGTCTCTTTGACTTTCACCCAATTATTATAAGTGTGCTCGTCCATGGTTTTTAGATTGAAATGCATATTAGATATAATAGTTACTAATTTGAATTTGTCAACTTATTTTGATTTCCTAATATTACCTGACATCAAAATTCATTTTACGAACTTTACGTTGCTTTCTCTGTTCTTGCCATAGGATATCTTCCGTTGAAAGAACTCCTTTTTTATTTTTAGGATGATAAGAGTTTAACATAACAATATTCGAAAAATCAACTGCAGAAATCTTATCACCACGAATAGTTGCTGTGTTAGGACAACCACAAGAAACTGTCTTACTTGAGTGTCCTTCTAATTCTTTTCCGCAGGAACGACACCTAATCCTTATATTTTCCATTGTATAATTCTTTATACGTCTTCATTTTTCAGTTATTTATAATTTTTCTTCTAACATATACTCTATTGTATTGACAACATCATTCATTGCGTCCCACAATTCCTTACGTTGTCCGGCATGTTGTTCTACTTTCGTAACACCATTCTTAGATTCTTCACAGAGAGTCCATCTCCATTGACTCATACTCTTAGAGTACCAAAGATTAATTTTCATTTGTAGAAAAATCGTCTACGCGACTAATTAGTTCTCCCATCTTACGGATCAATTGCGTGTGTTCATTTTCTATTTCCCCAATACGACCCTGTAGTATCTCAATCATATCATAGATATTATCACAGTCTGCAATTTTTTGTTCCGACTTTTTCATTTTATTTTTCATTAGTAATCCATGTCTCCACCATAACTAATACAGATTTTCTTGTTTTCTGCTGATGCTCTACACCACTGCCTGACATAAGCATCTGCATCCTTATCCATTGCAAAGTGAGCATGATTATGCAATGTCCCTATCAGTGATATCGTTCCCAGCAACAGAAGGGAGGTCAAAGTTCCTGGATTCGTTATGAAGTTTATAAAATATTTTTTCATAAAAAAGGGGATGCCGTCGCACCCCAGTATAACATCTAGATGTCTATGTGTCTACAGTATCAGAAGGAATACTTCAGACCCAACTTGGTTCCATAACCGCGATCGATGTTGTCATCGCCACTGCCAACGAATGAGACTTCGCCGTATGCACCAAGTGCCTCGGTCAGACTCAGACCTAC